TGGATACCGTGTATTATTGAGCCTTTACCTTTTTCGGTTGGCTCTATATTGATACCTTTATCTTTTATCTCGTCAATACTCTTACGCTCAGCACTATCCCCAAAACTTTTATCTTTTGCAAGTCCTAAGTCTAACATTGTCTCAGCTATCTCGTCATTTTTCATACCTTTACGTACATACTCTCCAGCTACATATATCTTTTTATGTAGCGTATCAATATAACCCCAAACAAGAGCCGACGGGTCATTTATATACCCAAAGTCTAAACCTATCCAACGACTTAAACCTTGTATATCGTTCTCACTTATTATCTTGGTTGTATATGTACTAAAGACTAGTTTATCTAACGTAGCAAACTCTCCTAAAGTATAAATACGATAATAAGCGGGGTTTCTATATTGCAACCTCTCCAGTTCGGCTACATACTCAGCACTCAAAAACTTATTGTCTTTGTATGTAGTTTCAATAATCAGTATGTTATCCGCCACATCTCCAGTAAAAAAGTAACTGTATACCCAGTTTTTCTTTGATATGGGGTTAAACATCAAATATATTTGTGGATAATCTACTAAAGCTCTTAGACGTAAGTTTAACTGTGTAAACTCGTCCTCAGTTAACTCGGTAGCCTCTTCCACTACTATATCCGTGATACCGTCTATTGATTTAATCTTTTCCTCGTCGTCAAGTCCCTTAAATATAAAAATAGAGCCATTAGGTAGCTCTATCTCAAAATCACTCCTATTTATTCTACATTGATCATAATAACCACTATTTCGTAAGTGTGTTATGAATAACGCCCAAATAGAGTGTTTTATTGTACGTTGTATCTTACGTATTACTAGTACTGTTCGTTTATATTTTAAGGCTTTTAATAATATCTTTTGTGTGGCTCCAAACGATTTACCACTACCAGCACCACCTTTGTATACCTCTATACGGTGTGTGTAGTCTCCTATAATCTTATAAACCCACTCATTAAAGATATTTGGGTTTAATCGTCTAGCCATTATCGTTATCCTCGTCTATAAACCAGTCCGTTATAATTGGTTTAACCTCCACTTTTTCAACAAAACCACCTTTAGCCTTGGCTAGTAACTCACTAGCTTTTAGTCTATCTTTCATATATTCGTTTTTGTTAGTAAAAGTTTTTGTCCAAAACTCAAATATCTCGTCAAGACTGGCTACTGTTTCCTTTTTTATTTCTTTGGATAACTCTTTACGTCTCTCTACTAGTAACTCTTTAAACTTTAAACTATTTTGATAACCAATAGCTCGTAAATTATCATTACTACCACTATATCCAGCATTACGAGAGGCTGTCGTATAATCGTTGGTCTTAATATACTCGTCTAACCAACGCTCTTGTTTAGGAGTTAGTTTATCGCCTTTTTTATAAGGTCTATAATTTCTAGCCATAAACTACCACCTCCTTAAATTATTTTTTATTTTTAACTGGCTTAACAACCTCTTTTGGTTGTTCAACCACTATTTGATATCTAGTACCATATAAGGTAATAAATATTTCTCCCTTTTCATTAGGAGTTACTTTAATTACATTTGGCATTATTTTACCTCCTTTATCAATTTAACATAAACTCTATTATCGTCGTTTTCTCCAAGTAAGACACCCAACCTATCACTATTTACTTTAAATTGTTCTCCTCTTGTAGGTACATATCCTAACACAGTATCAGTTACGTTATACTCCTCGTAAGTTTCTAACGCCTCTACTAGATACTCTTTGTTTTGTTCTTCTTTAAGTCTTGATTTACTCTTGACTAGGATATCTCCCCATTTATCTTGAGTAATGTATGGATCATAACTCGGTATCTTTTTAAATCTCTCTACATTTACATCTATCATATCAAAAGGTACATAATAACAATTTTTACCCTCAACTAACCCTTGCTCTTTAAAACTTGGGATAGGTGTTACTATTAGCGGTACTCCAAACGCCTCACACTCTCTAGTAAAGTAACAGTCGCCCTCACTATCGCTTAGCTGTACTCCATATCCTTTACCTTTAACACTTTTTATATAAGGTCTTATATCAAGTCTAGGAGATACATAAACAACATTATCACTAATAAATACGCTCCTATCATTTGTAAATACAAACCATAGATATTTAATACCCGCTTTTTCTAACTCCTCAGCTAGTCGTATCATACGGTCTCTACCTTTTTCACTTGTTAAACGTGTGGCGGATATTAGGTATATCACATCTTGTTTATCCTCGTCTACCAACTCTAGTGGGTTTCTACACAACTTAGGCTTAAACCCCGTTAACTCTTCCCACTCTTTACCAGCTCTCTCGCTAACACATAGATAAGATGTTATCTTTGGGTCTAAACGAGGTGTTAGGTTTTGTTGAGTTTTAAATAAGGCGTGTATTATTTGGATATATTCTTTTGCCTCAACATTATCAATAATATCAGTTTCATAATTAAAAAATGCTTTATCGCATTTTATCTTTTGGTGTTCGTATTTATACACCCTTATATATTTTTTTAGTCGTCTTATTTGATTTACATTACCGGTATTATATACAACAGCTATATCATAGTCTTTATACTTTTTAGCCAGTTCATATATAAAGGTCTCAACACCACCAATAACATTAAAATTAGATATATAAAATATGTTTTTACTCTCTATCATTTAACCTCCTATTCAGTTCGGCTATTTGATATGGAGCGTCAATATCTATTGTCTCGTCATTGATACTTAAATATGTATCGTCATTAATGTATTGTTTATTTGGGTCAAGTCCGTTTAGTACTCTATATAACTCCCAACTAATTGCATATCCACGCTCTAGTTTACCCTCGTCTTGTAGCTTATTAGTTTCAGCTATACCTTTTCTAAACTCCTCTTGATTAACTACTATCCAACCAAAAGGCTCTCCCCAGTTCTTATGTTCTTTATTACGTGCTATTTCATTACCAATAAAGGTATTTACTTTAGCGTCATAATTAACGATCCTTTTAATTGCGTCCTCACTATAATAGACGTCGCCGTGTAGATATACGCAAGGTTTATCCGTTGGATAGTAGGCGTCTAACCAATAACCATATATCTTACCGTTTTCATATTTATAACTATTTGGGTGTCGTAGTCTCATTACACCTTGACTATCAAACCTATCGTCATTAGAGCTAATATAAATGTTTTCTCTTTTTATACCGTTCTCTTGTAATAATCTAATAGTCCTAGTAACAAGTCTCTCGCCATTAATGACGCTTAATTGTTTTGGTAAAGTGAAATTATCATACACACCACCACACATAATTATATAGTCCATTATAGCCTCCAAAACAAAAAGACGCCTCTTTAAGCGTCCTATCTCAGTTTATATAATAACATACTTTTTACTGTATAATCACTATACTTTTGAAAAGTTTTTTACTTTATTTATATGTTTTCTTATTCTTTTGTAGTAGTTTTTCCATATCGTTACTGGCTCAATACCGTTAGCGGTTGCTATGTTTTCAACAGCTCTAGTTATTTTAACACCTTTATATACTATCTCGTAAAATAATTGATACTCAATACCAGCCATTTTACTTAAACTATCCGCCATTGTATCAAGATATCCTTGTAATTTATCAACGTTTTGTTGTTCGTACTCTATCTCTCCAGCTAAACTTTTACCAGTCCCAATATCTACCTCGTATAGTTCGTGTACATAATCAGCCATTTTATCGTTATTGTGTTCTCCTCCGTCCACCATAACATCTTTTAGTTTAGGTGTAATAGGAAAATACTTACAATAAAGTTTCTCTTTACGATCCATAAGTAAGTTTAATCGTGTTTTTGCCATTTCTAGCTCACACTTTGTATTTGTATAGTTACGTATAGCATACATAATCTACTCTCCAAACAACTTTTTAACGTATTCACGATAAATAATAAAACATATCTTACCTTTTTTCATTACTAACCAGTTGCCTTTAGTATTCTCGTCAAACACTTGATAGTCTTTTAAAATAGTAAAACTATCGTCTAAATTAAAATGTTTCATAATACTTGGCACTAGTTTTTTATGTTTATCTTTTAACTCTCTCATTTTTCCTCCCTATTTTTAATTATCCAACCTTTAAACGATCTAAAACAATTATCGCAAAAATCAAAAATGTGTTTATTACCGTATTGGTGGTAGCCACTTGTTTGGTACTCTTGGTGTACTAGTCGGTGTGGTTTATATTCTTCCAGTACTTTATGACATATACAGCACTTATATATTTTCTTCGTCAAAAGTCTCCACCTCTTCCATTTTTACTATCTCGCCATTAATCATTTTAGCTACACGCTCGGCTCCGTCTTGTTTAAAGTTTCTCATACGTTCTTTAGATAACGTAATATCTCCAATAAAACCTCCAAACTCAACGTTAACATCTTTAACATAATAATCTCCAACTTTAATTACAAACATTATTTCCTCCTTAATCTATTTCGTCTATTAACTCTCAATAAAAGTATTCCGTGTAATAAGTCTTGATAATTTACTCCAAACCTTTTGGGGTTTTCTAAAGGAGATCCATACTTTTTGATTTGATAATTGTTAATAGCAACAAATAACTCATTATTAATCTCAAGTCCATATTTTTTATAGATTTTTGCTTTAAATTGTTTAGCACTCAATAAAGGTTGGTCTTTTTCGGTATAAAAAATGTAATTAAACATAAAATTATCCATTATGACCTCCTTATCTACCCCCTTACTTTTTAAAAAGTTACGTATTTACTACGCTTTTAAAAAAAATGCGTAACCGTGTTATAGCCTTATTTTTCAAAGGTTTTAAAGTGCCGGTTACGGAGTTACGCATTTTTGCTCATATTATTTTATTTTTTTATTTTTTATTTATTTTTTATTTTTTATTTATTTTTTATAAATATTTTAAAAAATATCGTAACTACGTAACCATTATTATTTTTCCCTTATATAATAAGGGTTTGCGAGGTTACGCATTTCAAAAAAATGCGTAACTTTGCGTAACTTTTTAATCAAAATGCGTAACTTTTTGTATAACTCGCATAGTTTTACCCATAATTTTAGTAGGTACAACATCAAACCCTAAATCTTTTAATCGTCTACTAAACTTGTTCAAACTAACGGGTTTTAAATTACTGTCCTCGCAATAATCAGCGTAAGCCTCGTAAACACTACCAACTGGGTTGTTTTCAACAGCGGGATAATCGTTTAAGTAAGATAACACGCTATCATTATCCAAATAGTATTGTTTAGTTGCTCCCTCAATAGTCTCACTAGTACTTAACTCTAATTTATTGTCAAAAATACGTTTAACACCAGCTAGACCTAAATTAAGTAGATAACTCTTAGCGGTATCAGTAGTTAGTAAGTCCTCAAAGTTATAAGTACGCTCTTTGACTTTATTATCAAAAGGTATGATAACTAGCCTACGACCTATACCGTCGCTCTTGTCCTTAAATACTGGTGGCTCATTAGCGGTAAAAATAAGTGTGGCTGTGTTCTTTAGTGTTATTGGTTGGGAGTAGATAGCTCTTGCTCCAACTGTATTACCACTAGCCATAGTTTTTAGATT